TATACCAACCTGCACCGTTGTTTCTAATAGTGCTAGGCAGAAGTGTTGATGCCTCAGGATGGTCAATCATTTCCTGATAGACATACATCTGATTGACCAAACGGTTGGTGAAATCAGCACCGTCTTGCTGCGTCAGTGTGCCATTTGCAATACCGAAACGCATACGGCGGCCAACACCTGCTTTACCGCAGAGTTCCCACCAGTTGCGCTGATTGACTTGACCGCTGTAAGCACCGGTCGCTGCACCACCAGAACCACCAGGAGTTTGGCTGACTGACATATAGCTGGTCCAGCCATAAGGGAAGCCACCTGTGTAATACCAGGTGTATTGATGTGACCAGCCACCAGAGTTACCAGTTGTCAGTGGTCCTGGCTGACCATCGAGGTCTGTGCCATCGACAAGCGTTTCACGCACGAGACCAAAGCCTTGACGGTCGCCGGGTCCAAACCCGCCTGCACTAACGTCATCAATCACAAAGAATTGACCAGGGCTATTGATATATTCAAGCGTAATCAAGCCGTTTGTATTCAATGCAAAGTTGGAACCAACTGCATAGCGTCCTGCTCCATTAATGAAAACGTTCCTAAGATGACCTGGGTCAGGCGTTGTTCCACCAAGGTCAATTTCTTGAATTGATTCTTTGAATGGGTCAGTTACAACAAGTGCGCCGTCTCTGACTGAAAGCACGACTTCAGCAGCTGTAACTTTGTCTTGCAGCACAAGTTCACTTAGCACTGCGACGTCATCGGGAGCAGCAGGAGCCCAAGCACCACTGTTATATACCATCAGTGTGTTGATGCTTGTATCGAAGTACAGGTTGCCTTCTTCTGCTGGGTCGGGTCTACCTGAAGATGGTCCAGCAGGAACCTTGACGGCAGAGCCACCAACGGGTTCCCATGAGGTTCCGTTCCAAATCACTAGGATGTCAAGGTCTGTATCCCAGAACAGGTTACCGATTTCTGGCTCACTAGGTCTGTCTCCAGTGCCACCACTGCCTACGTCACCAGCTGCAATATCTAGCTCTTCGTAGTTATCACCTTCTTTGTACGTAAAGAATTTCTCTGTCTTAATGTTATAAATAATGTCTCTATAACCAAGACCTTTTTGCACGTTATTAATCATTAGATTAATGCTGACTATTAGCTCTATTTTAACTAACTATCTGTGCAACTATTTTACCCTTGCTGCATTTCAGCCATCTTCTCTTCCATTTCCTTAGCTGTACGACATTTTTAACTTTGTTAGAATTTAGCGTTTAGAACTAGGTCTGCGATTTCAATCTCGTTGTAATTTAAACCCTGAGCTAAAGCAAAAACGATTTCAAGAGTAGTGATGCCGCCTCTTTCATAAGATTCAGTAAACTCTGTAGTTACTTCTTTCATATCTGCTGAAAGTTTTTTACCAAACTCTTCTCTAGCATCTACTGTTTGATAAGTATTAGGCTCTTGTAATTTAAGATGTTCATCAAACATTGCAGCAACAGTATGCTTACATATTTTAAAACTTGCAGCTGCTCTATCGCTTTGCCAAGATTCTAAAACACCAGCTGCTGAATCTAAACCGATAGATTCGTAGTCTCGTTTACCTAAAACTGTAGGTAAAGGATAATTACGCTGTCTATTAATCTTTCGTTCTTCTGCCCCTTGTGTTGTTTGTGGCATACGCAACTGAGCTTGCGAATAACTAGGACAACTACAAGAGTACACCTTCGCAAGCGTGAGATACACAGAAGGGTTATTGAAGACCGGTTTTAGTACACCTGTATCACTGATGTATCCAATGTACGGATCAATATCATTTACCTTTCTGTACCACACTAGGTCGCTAAATTTGTTGTTAGCTGCTATTTGTTGCTCAACAGTATCATAAGGCCCTTCAATAGGATGATAATATTCACCGTTATAAGTATCTAGCATCGTTTCAGTAAAACTATAATCAGCAAAAACTAAGTAACCATCCTCGCCTTGATCAGGTATGCTATAAAGATCTAACATAGATAAGTAAGGTTCAGCTGTGAACTCTACTTCCCATAAAGCAGGATTAGTTGAATTATTCTTAAGTACAGTAACTTCTCTAATAAGAAAAGGCATCGTAGGATAAGAAACTTCAGTTATGTCTTGTTCTACAAGTTGAGCTGTTAAGTATTCATTACCGAAAAATCTTTGATAGTCAGATTTTTGAAAAATAAAAGAACCTTCAATATTTGTCTTGAAGTCATTTGTGTCAAATACTGGTTCTAGCTCTGTTAGATCATACAGTGACGGTGGTAGATTAGTTTCATTGTTATCTAAAATGTAAAAGAATTGTTGAAGTGGAGCTGGAGATGGTATTGCATCAGCAAAATTTACTGTAAAGTAATAAGCGTCATCAATAAATTCAAGAGTATCGATACTAGGTAAGCTTTGTAATATAAACAATCTAGGCAACAAACCTATTTCATTGATGTATGCACGGATATTATTATTTCTATCTTGTATAAACGGTGTACTTATAGCTTCATTGTAAGGTACTGTTACAGATACTTGAGTTAAATTTGATGGTTCTGTACTTTCAATACCTACTTCTAACTCTTGCGTACCAGGTTTGACTGTACCGTTTTTACCTGAGTAAAGTGCAGGTTGTTTTTTGTCGTTTAAAAAGTATGTTAATGTAGCTTCTGTTTTATTGTCAGTTAATCGATCTCCTATAGACCTAGCTAAAATATCAGCATCATTACCTAGAACAACTTTAGCCCAAAGCTCATTGTTCTTTTTAGCTTCTTCAGCATCAGGCCCTGTCAACATTACTTCCGTAACTTTACACAGTTCTATATCGCTACCATCTGCTAATGTAGCTGTACGTTTCATTACATAGTGATTATTAGAATCAGAATTTTTTGTAGCAAAACGCCATCCATAGAAGTTTATATCTACTTCAAATGGAGAATCAAGATATAGTTGAGTGTTTAATTCAGCTTCGATGTATTGAGGATTGTAATTAACACTATTGGGATCTTTGTCTATAGGTTTGCCTGGGTTATAGCATACATCGCCTACTTCGCACTCTGGTGATCCAGTTACAGGAGCAGCTTGAATTAATCTTTCGTATGAAGCATTGATATAGTATTCATAGCCTTTACGCCAAACTATCCAGTCACTTTCAGCGTCATAGCGTTCAATAACTGTTCTACTTACTGTTGAGCCAAAGCTGCGGTTCGATGGATAAGAACCAGCAGCCTTTGGCTTCAACCCTCTTGTTAAATTACTATTTATTGCCTTATCACTTTTAACACCTTTAACAGAAAAAGATTTAGAACTGCCAAAGCCATTCTGTTTTCTAGGCATTAGTAGAATCCGCCTTGTGCTCCAACAATAGGACAATTAGTATTATTCTGCCCAGAGATTCCCCAGATACTAACCCAAAGAGCTTTACCTGTAGGAATGTAGAAAGCTTGGTTCTTCAAAGGAGAGCCATCAAGTAGTCCTGTAGTATTGCCTTGATGAGGTACAGGTGCTAAAACACGTGGCAATGCTGAAACATTTGCATAAGCACCTTGAGTTGCTGTTGTTGTAATAGAACCAATGTAGACAGCTTGCTCAGGACGTAAATAATCAGAAGCACTGCTTAAATAAAATAGAGCTGTTTTCGCTGCACCACGTGAGATAGCATACATATCCTCAACAATGCCGCCATCATTTGTCAAGCAATTAACAAGTACTAAGGATCCATTCGATCCTGTAATATCATAGTCAATGTCGGTTCCAGTACTTTGATTACTGTTACCTGATACCAAACCATCTGTTTGCACAGCTTCGTTAAATACCCTATCAATCAATAGGGGTTGCTTATTAGTTGAAGTAGATGCCATGATTTAACTCACTTAGATTTATTACGACCGCCACCACGGCCTGTACTCATACCTTGACCTGGCATAGGCAGTTGACTAGGAGTCTGATAACCCATTTGAGGAGGTATTGCACCAGGAGTTACAGCAGGTCTAGCTGAAGGTCCTAATGCACTTATATCATAACTAACGGGTAGATTATTGTTAATCCCGTTAGGCATTGTTTTACCTAAAGCTGAAGCAGCATCATAACCTGGCTCCATCATAGCCATCTGCTGTTCACCTGGCTGAGACTGAGTATTATACGCAGTAACATTCATTCCTGTTCCAGGAACAATGTATTGTGGAATTCCTGAGTTACCAGTAAATCCTACACCACCCATTTTCAATGCTGTCTCTGCATCCATTTTAATGTCGCCATAAGGGAATTGAGCTCCCCCTTGACCCATCTGCTGACCCATCTGACCATTAGTGTCAGTCATTGGGTAATTCATTACATTGTTTTTCTGAGGCGCACCAGGCAATGGTTGCGGGGCCATTGAGACTTTATTGGGATCATCTCCCATTGCTTTCCGACGTTTTGTACGTGGATCTTTAGGATCAGCAGCCACGATCAGTTACCTCTACGATAAAGTTCTTGACGGTTGTTAAGGCCACCGGGTTCGCCTAGAATACGTTGACGGATACCATCCTCAGCTTCACGGCCCATCAGTTCAGGTTGTTTCTGTGGATCTTGCGTAACAGAGAAGAATCCAAGCTGAGCAGTTTGAGCAGTAGGTTTAGCTAGAGGAGCGTTAGCATTACTAGCTACTTCACTCATAGCTTCAGAGCCTTGTACTAATCCTTGCGTTAGACCAGGATAATTTACATTGCCATACTTAGGATCACGAGTAGCTTCAAGAGCCATACCAGTACCAACTTCAGCTTGCTTCATTAGCGCAGCTTTCATTGCCTCGTACTCACTGCTGGGCACAGAACCACCAGTACGTTTGTTGATTTCAATTTTCTGGGGACCGAATCCGGGATACATAGATTTATACAGTAATTCCTAAATCTATTCTAACGGTAGTTTTCATAAAGCATTATACGAGTACCAACAGCGGTATCAGCAGGCCCAGGTACAGCCATAATAAATTCTGCACCACTACGTTGGAAAGCGAAGGCACGTACATCTGGACGTTTATAATTAGCGACATATAAAGTTTCCGCCAAGCGGTCACCTTCTCTAAGATAAAGTTCATAGCTATCAGCATCTGCTTTCAGAGGATCTGTTGTACGAATTGTACGTTGAACATCTCCAGCAATCTCTTCTAATCTTGAAAAACCTTTAGGTGCGCCTGAATCTGAGTAAAACTGTGATTGTTCCCAAGCAACTTCACATCGACGAATCTGATAAACTAGCTGATCATAGTAGTAACTGTCAGGAACAAGCGACATTGCTTCTTCCAAACGAGAACGATCACCAGCAGGCACTTGTGCACCAGCGTTATAGCCAAGGTGAAAACGTACTTTACTCTTTTGATAATCGTTTAACTGCATTAGCTTAATCCCATGGTTTGATACGTATCAGTTAGGATGTCTGCTAACATTGCTTGATCTGAAGCAGTCAATTCACCAGTCTGTGCTTTAGCTAAAATACTAGCAGCGGGTGAATTCTTGATCATCATTTCACGAGTGCCAGCTCCTAGCGAACCTCCAAGGATTGCACCGACCAAACCACCTGCCATACGAGCACCGGGTTTTACAGGACTATTACGGCCTGGAAGCCGTCCTACAGTATTCTTTAGTACTACATGAGGTACTGAGCCTGCAGCAGCTCCTAGAATGGCTCCAGGGATTGCTCCAGCTGTAGCAGCTGTACTAAGATCAGGTACACCTTGTGAATCCCGCATGGCACGTGCCATAAGGATCTCTTCTACTCTAGGATCCATTACTATTTAACGTCAGGACTAGTACTAGTTTAACAATCAAGCAATAAAGATTATATCATCAGTAATAAATTGGTCCCAATTCACACGAGGGATATTCTCAAGTTGCTTAAGATTTGTAAAACGTTCACCTGATAGTGACATTTTTAGCTCAACAATACGCTTAGCTGTGGTGTAACCAACACCTGGTAGACGCTTAGCAATCATCTCAGCAGTAGCAGTATTAAGATTCAAACGTGCATCTTCAGCAGGGACAACAGAAATAGGTAATGGCTCTTCTTTTTCAACTTCAAGTTGAGGAGCAGCTACTTTTGAAAGCCTGCCTTTCTCTTGAGAGTATGGAAGAAGTTGATCTAAAGTGACATAGCTAACATTACCAGCACCATCACGTACCATTGCATACTCTTTATCATGCTTGCCAATAAATTCTACGAGCTTACCTGTCTTTTGATCCTGCATTAAATTACTAACCTGGGGATTCTCAGGTCCAGTTTGGGCTTTAGGCATTTCGGGAAAAGTCTATGTGCCTTAATTATAGTCATAAAAAAGAGAGCTTCGTGAAAACGAAACCCTCTTAGTTAATCTGAATTGATTATTAATAACCAGTAGATTCAGAGGTATAAGGATAGGGCAGGTTGACCCTATCGCTATCAGGACCTTTTGCAACCATGAAGTAATCAACTTCAACAAGAATTGCAGACTGACCAGCAGTAGGATCAGCGAAGGATGAACCGGAGCCACCAGAGGTAACGTTCACAGGCTTAAGAGCAGCACTGGTCGTAACAGTGACAGCAGTGTCACTGGAAGTTGCAGCAGCTTCAACAGCTTGGAAGTCAAGTACGATGGCGCGAGCACCACACTCGTTGTAAGTACCGTTAGCATCGGCAGTCAAGACTGCACGAAGAGCTTCGGAATCAACAGTAGCGGGGATGCCGTCTACAGTAATAGTCGTAGTACCAGCAGCGGTAGCTTCCTCAAGGTTCACAGTGCTTACAGCAGAACTGTAAATACATGCGCCAATTGGAATCACGAAAGCGCGATTAGCCAGAGGCTTAGGAGCTGGACCAAGATCAGGTGAAAGGATCTGAAGTGCATATGTTGCAGCAGGAAGCTGAGCAGATGAGTCCAGAACATTTGACGAAGTGTTCTCGATAGGCAAAACCACAAGGGCACCAACGAGAGAGAAGAACTGAAGACCGGGATAGGAATTTACGCCTTGATTACGGTAAGAGTTCAGATGGCAAACATAGTTGCCAGGGAAAATCACGTTGTTCCAAGGAGTACGAGCAGTACCATTGAAACAGTTAGCAGCGGTTTGTGCAGCGGAGTAAGTCATAGTTAGTTACCTCAATATACGAAAGAGTAACCAACCGTGATGAAGTCCTTATTAAGTACTTCAAAACCGGCAAACAGACTCCAGATCATGATGATGAAACGTGAGAAGTCATCGTTGTTATTCAACAGAATCTGAGCGTTGTTACCACCGATACCCACACCCACGGCCTGAGGACCGAAGAAGATCAACTGAGCTGCATCATAGTCAGCAGCAGCAGCAGCAGCGTCCGTGATGACCAGGTTATAAGCCTGGGCGGGCAAGTTGGTGGACTCAAAGAAACGGCAACCTTCAAACAGGAAGCCAGTAGGCATTACAGGTTGACCAGCAACGAAGCCAGCTTGTCCGTAAGCAGGACCCATGCCCATGAAGTAGTTAGCATCAGGTGCCAAGTTAGGCTGCATGGGGTTAATCATGCCTGTGCCAGGATAACGAGCGATTTCGCGGAAGTCGCTGTTCTGACGAAGATGCATCATAGCAGTCGGATCAACAACGCAACGGTAGTAACCGTCAGCGAATGTTGGGACGTTGCGCTTACGCATGTCCTTGACTACTTCAAGAAGGTCAGTAGTAACGTCGAACTTAGCAGACTCACCAGCGGCGTAGGTTACGCCAAGAGTACCACCTGTGCCGCCTTTGGCTTTGCCGCCGGGGAGGTAGTAGCCACCTTGAACTTCGTTAGCTTCACCAACTGCTTCTGCTTTAAGGAGTTCGTTAGAGAACACCCGATCACGCCAACGACGATAGTCGTCAAGCAGGGTCAATGAACCAATGGACTGGTGGAAAACGTTAAGGTTACCGGTGTCAAGCAAAAGACGTTGTGCGGTAATCAGAGTTTCACGAGCCACTTTAAAGGTAGAAGGCTGAGTGGTATCACGTGGGTCAGCAGGACCGGTGTACTCACGCAAGGTGACAAGCACCTTATCCTTCACAATGTTGCGAGCTGATGCGGTACCGAGGGTCTGATCAGCGGTTCTTTCCCGTGACTCCTTCGTTCCAGGCTTGCCCCAGAAACGATACCGATCAAGCTGTACAGTCTGACCAGGTTGCTTGCTGAAGTCATGGACCACCACTGGTTCTACAGCCATCTCTACGATGTATGCAGGGTGGGGCCGATAGAGTTCAGCACCAAGGAGTTTGGGAAAGTCATTATCAATCCACATAGGATTAACTCTCCAAACTTAATAGCTTATAGTGACAACAAAGCCACATAGATTTATCTTACTATTTAAAATAGTAGTACTACTAGCATTCCCTAACTTACATGGAAAACTTTATTGACGTTAGCGAATGGGTACCTATCCATCGACTGCCTGGATTTGAAGCTTGCATTGAATACTACGTTAATCGGGCAGGGCATGTTAAAAGCACTAAGTATAAAGAAGACCGATTACTGAAGCATAGGCCACATAAAGCCGGGTATCCAATGGTGTGTCTAACACAGCGTATTGGCAAAGGTAAAGTGCTTGATGTATGTGTACATAAACTAGTTGCACTCGCGTTTCTTGGTCCTCCACCAACACCATATGGTAAAGGAAAAGGTTGCTCTATTATTGAACATAAAGATGGAAATACTAGCAATTGTTTTGCTAGTAATCTTAAATGGTCTACTTGGAAAAATCGGACGCCAGAGAAAACGACTAAAATAGAGAAAAGTCTAATTTCAAACTAATGGCTGAACAGTTTGTGTTGAAAGGTGTAAACCAGCTTGTTGACTATACGTCTTCAGGGTCTTTTACTTTCCAGATTAAAAATGATCCCCGTGGAGGAGATACTTGGCAAATACCTCAGTGGTGGGCTAAAAAAGGTAATAATACTATCTACAATAACTGTACTGTTCTTGATCTTATCGGTACTAATTATCTAATGCTGATTCCAACATCTGTGGATACACAGCTAATGGTAACATATGATGCTGATGTTTACAACATTGGTTTTAGTAATTATGCTGCTGTTGATCGCGTTGCTATCACAAGCAAGGATCAAAAGAAAATTATACTAGAGTATTTATTCCCTAGTGTTAGTGGTGGAGCTATTGCTAAGCGTATCTTGCAACCTCAAACTACTATTGGTGTATTTACTGTTACAGGTGAAACGTCTGTAGATGAAGACACTAGCAGTAACTATACATCGAATCCTACACCTGATGTTGACGATGCTATTTATCTCTGGGTTGTTGAACAAGAAGGCAGTGTAGTACCTAGTCCAAAAGCTGAAGTTACCTCTGGTCAAGGATCTACTAACTGCACTGTTGCTTGGAAAGAAGCTGGTTCTTATGATCTAAAATGCACTATTACTTCTGCTACTGCAACAGATAGTCCTCGATCTAGTACCCTTGCAGTAACTTGTTCCGTCCCTGGTACAGTTGGAACAGCTTCTATCGCTGGAAGCACTACTCCTACTGCATCGGAGTCAAGTACGTATAGTGTTACAGTCTCAGGTAATACTGTTAACGACATTGAATATAAGTGGTCGGTACCTGATGCTGCTGCTGCAATTTCTAATTCTATAGCAGCATCTACAGCAATAACTTTTCCAAGACCAACTAATGCCACTATTCAATGCGTGATCACATCTCCTTCAACGGCTGATACTGATAGTACAACGCTTAGTGTAATTGTTGGCTCTTAAGAAGGATTATTATAAGCAATCAGGTCTTTGTCTACAATATCTTCGCCTTGCAGAAGCTCTAACCCGACAGTTACATTAACGTTATATGGTAAATGTCGGGTATTTCTAGCATGAATACCTACATAAAAGACATCTTTAGGACGAACATACATCCTGTCATAACCCCACATCCTTCGTTCGCGAGTGTAGAGCATTGTGTCTAACCAAGTGTCAATATAAATATTGTTTACACCGATATTATTTAGATCAATACTAACCCAAGGATCAAAGGTAGTTGGAATGACATTTAAAAAACGTGCACCGTAATAACAATTCAAGAGAGGATCAGCGGGCGTTCCTCCAATAAAAGCACAGCACGTTGTAGATGGTTGTTGCTCTGGAGTAACTTGCGCTTCTGGGTCAGGATCAGGTGGTGGTGGATCTAGATCAAAATTAATAAATGCTGGTTCATATGTATTGACAATAGGATCATCACCAAATGTAACTACTGCAGGTTCGTATCCTGGTTCTTCAAACTCAGGAGCCAATGGTGTAAGAAGATTTACATCTACACGTAGATAGTAATTTTCAGCTCCAAATAAACCTACTTGACCTACAAGTCTAAAGGTAAACGGATATACAGTCACGCCTACATGCTGAGACTGTTGAATTGTAGGTGCAGTTGCATAGTTAAGAGATTTGCTAGCAGCAAGTCCCCCTTGTTGTGTATTGTTACTACTTCCGTAGAGTTCATTGTACTGACGAATCTGATCCGTTACATCTACACGCTGCAGCTGTTCAATACGAGAATTTTGCGTTGTGTAGTATGACGAACCATCACGAAATATGGCCTCACCACTACTACTAGGAGTTGTGCCAGAATCTGTATATTGTGAAGACTGCACTGAACCGCTTTGAATCGTACTACCGCTCGATCGAAGAGCTGCGGTAAACGAGTTTGTGGAATATGTCATCTATTAGTAGTGTAGACATACTACTATTGTAATTTACAAATAATCTTTGAGTTTACTACTTTCTTGACGTAAAGCTGTTACTCCTTTTTCGAGCAAGTTGCGAACACGATCACGGCTCATGTTAAGCGTCTGACCAATAGCAGTCATTGACATAGGCTCAGATACTTCTTCACCAATACCATAACGCATACTAATTGCTTTTTGAATATGCAATGGCAGCTCTTCAATAAGCTTTGAGATATCTTCTTTTAAGAAAGATTTGAGCAACAAAGTATCTGGTAGTTGTGTTTCATCTTCAAGCAAATCAATTAGTGCTGTATCACGATTTTCACCGATCTTAATTGCCAAAGATGTAGGCTGACGAGCCTTACACATTAAATCTTTGATTTCATCTTCTGAAAGTTCAAGCTCTTCAGCCAATTGTTTAACTGTCGGCATGTCACCGTTCAGTTGAGACAATTGGCGTTGAGCGCGTTTTAGCTTATTGAGGTTTTCAGTAATGTGAATAGGTAGACGAATAGCTCTACTTTTTTCTGCAATAGCACGAGTAATGCCTTGCCTAATCCACCAATAAGCATATGTGCTGAACTTATACCCTCTACCTGGATCAAACTTCTCTACACCACGAATTAAACCGAATGTACCTTCCTGGATAATATCCAGTAGTTCCATATTACGCTTTGTGTACTTTTTAGCAATACTAACTACTAAACGCAGGTTAGATGTAACCATTTTCTCTTTTGCTTTCGTTCCCTCTCGCAGCTGACGGCGTACATCTTTATAGTCTAGACCCAGCTCTTCAGCGAACTCTCTATCTGTCAACTTGCTTCCATTACCGGATTCACAAGCTTCACGAATGCCTTCTAGTTCCATCAAGCGTTGAACCTTACGACCTAGCAGAATCTCTTCATCATTGCTAAGCAGAGGGATTCTTCCAATATCACGCAAATAAGAACGTACAGAATCACCAGATACTCTTGCTTGGCTCATACAGTTTGGGAAAGACTACTTACTTATAATAGCCTCTTATTTTATAAACTGTCAAGTTTATCCGTAAATTCGTGCAAATCTAATAGATTCAGAAGGTTCTTCTCCTCTACCTTCCAATGCTTCTACTGCCATAGCTTGAGCAGCTTCTTTGCAAAAACCTTTTTCTATGAAATTAGCGTAATTACGTTCATAGTTTTCCACAGAGCTATCAAAATCGTCACCATGAGTAACCATTTCTGCTGTCATTTGATTAGCAGCTTGATCTGGCACACCATCAGATTTGAGATGTTTCCATATCGTTTGAAACATCTCTGGATCGTCAACAAACTCGCCAGCCTTACGCATTTGTTTTATTCAATGACTACTACGATTGTAGTAAATTACACTCGGTATTGATTTGCTTGTACTCGCTCTTCTCCTAACTCAGGAGCTTTGTTATCGAACATAGCAGCAGTAGTAGCAAGCTGACTATCTACCTTGAAACGATCAGGGTTTTGTACTAAAGCATTCATCTGCATTAAATTTTGACCTAGACCTCTTGCATCTAATTCTTCAGCCATTTTCTGATTGAGAAAAGATTGAGTCCTAAATTGAGCGGTGTCTTGCTCTGTGGCTTCTTTACGTACAGCACCCATTGCACCAGCAGCAGCTTGAGGAGCAGCTGTTTGCATATCTTGTCTTATTTTCTGAGCAAGGAAATTCTGTGCTTCAACGATTTGTGGATTTACTTGAGGATTAGCAAACCCACCATCATCTGCATTATACATCCCAGCATTCGGCTGAGTCATTCCTTGAAGACCGTGCATTGCATCGGAAATCGGTAGCGTTTCACGAGAAACAGGAATAGCTTTAGGCGGAATAGGAGTATTAAGAAGTTGCATGGTGGGTTAAGCTAGTTACTACTATTGTAATCAGATGTCTTGAATCAGCATCTTGGCCTGCAGAGCGCCTTGAGGAGCCTGAGCCAGGAACTGAGAACCAAGCTCAGGGCTTTGATCCATCAGTTGACTAAACTGTGCCCAGAAGTTACTTGCGGGATTTTCGTTCTGACCACGTGCAGGCATATCCATTTGAGGACGCTGGAAGTTAGGAGGAACTTCGTTACGTGCCTGAGCTTCGATTTCAGCTTCGAACTGAGCACGTTGCTCGTAGTTTATGCGAGCAGCAGCTTCGTCTGGAGTCTCAGTAGGATAAGGACCATTAGGACCATAGAAGTCATTAACGTAATCAGCAAGGATGTCTGGATCCGTAAGCATAAGATTCATGACTCCACGCTCTTCACCAGCTGCATTAAGCATGGTGTGAAGGGTATGGCCACGTTGAACTTGCTCAATCAAAGCATCTTCAACAGCACAGGAGTACTGATTAAGAAGAGCAGGAGCTTCAGCACCAAAGTGCTCAAGAACTTCAAGGCTTTGATCGGAGATCTGGCTCAGATAAGAATCACGAGCGCTTGCGCTTCCTGGCTGGCTTTGTGCTGCCTGCTGCATTGCCTGCAGCTGCTCCACCTGTTGGGCCGAATACGCCTGGGTTGAAGCTTGGGGACTGTAGGTCGGGGCTTGCGATTGGGCCCATTGTTGAGGCTGAGCTGAAGCCCATTGCGCCTGGGTACTGGCCTGTGGGGTTGGCGTCACCTGTTGATAGTACGGTGCCTGGGTTGGGGAGGCTTGTTGCGTATTCAGGTTTGCGGAAAGAGCCTGGAACGCCTCCTGCCATGGATTCCCCGCTGATGGGGCCGGAGCCGAAGCCTGCGGGACCGGTGCCTGGCTGTAAGCCTGGGGTGCCTGATTCGCCCAAGCCGGAGCCTGAGTCTGGGGCGATGCCTGGTAAGGTGATGGGGCGCTCGTCGCGTATGGGGAGGCCGAGCTGGGCACGGCGGCGGTCGGCATCACTGATGGCGTCGGTGCTGTCTGCTGGGCTACTTGGTTTGTAGGTTCCACTGTAACTTAACTCCTTGCGTAAAAATTCTAATGAACGATAAAGAAATCCGGTAATATCCAGATTTGGATCAGACGCAAGAGGTAAATTAGGCGTCTGAGGATGAGGCAATTGATAAAGGCTGCCTAGAAGGCCTATGAAGCTGTTAATACTTGATTGTGTTTGTTGGACCATTCTGAAGGGATAGCCGGTAAGCATAGCGGCTCGCTCTTCATCTGTTTTGCCTGGGAATAGGTATTTGAGAGCTTCAATGCTATCAACACCTAGTTCTTGAAGGTTACGCACGACAATACTATTATTAAGTATGTCTTGTGTATCCGATTCAAAAACTTCTCCTAACCAACGCCAAGAAACTTTAGTACTTCCATCTGGAATTAAACCAGTAACTCCAGGAGGCATAGTACCTGCCTCTAGTGTAGCACGGAAGGCATTTTCCCTATCTTCTTGAAATTTAACAATAGCTTTCTGATATTTCAACATAGCCTTCTCGTACTCTTCAGGATCTGCTTCAAATTCTTCCTGAAGTGGAATTACTGGTTTTTGAAGCCCTATAGCTTGAGCAAACGATTCATCAAATAGATACTCTTCATGACTAATAATCATTGCAAGCAATCTACACAGACCAAAGGTGAATAATGACCTAGCTTTTTTCTCTCCTGTTGCAGCAACACGACCATATAGAGTTTTGACTTCGTATGCTGTAGACGCTAAGTTAATATCAATGTCATCAACACCACCTAAAGCAAGTCGAATCTCAGAACGGTATTGTTTAGCGTACAAGTTCTGATCACCTGATACAGCATCAGGAGTCATATAGGACACCCTATCTGTAGGCTCTAGGTTGGCAATAACTCTAGGGACTTTGATCTGTCCATCAATTGGCGAAGCGCCTCCGAAAGGAGCAGTAGCTTTTGTGCTGGGACGTGAGGAGGCAGCGAAGCCAGCTTGTGAACTAATTGTAGGACGGAATGTATTCTCTTCACCTGCTTCAACAATATCGTGCTTAGGACGGCTTGAAACAAGCGTAGGATTACCGAAGAACTTCATGTTCTTACGCATATTCCTTACTAGGTCATCATGACCCATTATCTGGTTAGCTAGCCAATCAAACTCACCACGACCATTAGCTTCACCTGTACAGTCAATATAATTAAACAACTCAACTGCAGGGATAAAACCTAAAGTATTTACTAGCGTTTCTGTTCTACCGCCTCCTGTCATTGAAGGCATACCTGTACCTTCATCGTCAAATTTGATCTCTTCATCAGAGATTGTTTGCTCAATCTTATCTTTAAATACTCTTAATCGAATCCACTTTTTGCGACCACGCTGGCCTGGCATTGCAAAATTAGGATCCATCAATCCTGTAGATTGCACATTGAAATTGTAAATCAATGTAACGTTATCTAATTCATTTTGCTGATCTCTATACGTTCTGTATTGATTCTTGGCAAAGTACAGAATTTGATAGGACTCGCCTGAAGGTCTAAAGTAAAATAAACCTTGTCCATCACACAAAAAGTAATCGACAATACTATCTAGCTTCATTTCAAGCATATTGCTTTCAAACAACTCAGCTAGAAACTCTTTACGCTTACCATAAGAATCTTGTTCACAGTAAAACTCAATACCTCTGCGCAGAATGAATGTTCGCATCTGCGCTAGATGAGATGCCACAATCATTGTGTCAATAGGAAGATCTCCCCGCCGCTCTTTAGCAGCATTTAGGATTTCTTCGAATTGTGTCATCATTGTGCTCATCTATTTACCCCGTTAATAGTAATAGTCTAGTTAGTTTTTTTAATTATGATCTTTTACCAAAGTCATAATTCCTATTCATAAAATCTGGTTTGTATTCTTCAGGATCACTCGGACTTTTCCAAGTAGGTGAACCTGTAACACCCCACATATCGCCAAATAGTGATGCTTGCCTCATTGTGGATGATGCATCATAATAGTCAGCTTGATCCACTACAGATTGTCTCAAACCTTTGAACATATCTTCAGCTTTTACAGTATCCTGTGTAGCAGCTAATGCTTGACTTGCACGATCTTTAGCATTGAATAACTTTTGGGAACGTGCCCAATCAGCTTCATTCTTTGCTTTATATTGATCTGTAGCATTAGAGATGAAATCTGGGCCATCACGAGTATCGACTACTGGTTGATGGATTACTTGTCCTGGAACATGTTGATTCTGCATTGAGGATCGATTTCCAAAAGTATTTTCAGCTCGTGTATCGAGTCTTTTTTGATCCTGTAAAAACTTTGCAGTGCCGAGACCGTGCCTTTTTCCACTTGCTAATCCATAATCAGCAATCGCTTTATCGTCATATCCTTGATCTTTTAGATACTGAACGTCCCATTTGTTAAAACCTTTACCCATATCAAACTGTTCAATACCTTTTGTTTTATCCATATCGCCACGATAATGGGTTGTTCCATATTGGCTACTGTTTTTTATCGAATCGTGTACATTGTCTAAACCTCTAACATGCGCTCTAATTGCTTTATTAGATGCTCCTGATTTTTTCAAGTACTGTACATCCTGCATATCAAATATTTCACTTCCAGCTGCCTTGCTGTCGTAGTCTGATAAGTCTCCTGCAAAATCGAAGTTCTTAGATTGTAGTCCAGCTTTTGCTGCATCTTGATAATCGTATCTACCACCTTCTTCTAATCTATTATTGTATGACTGTGCTTTATACGTTTCAAGATTACTTAGATCGTCATATCCACGATCTTCCATTGCAGAGTATTTTTGTTGTTTCTTCTCTCTATCGGCAGCGGCAAATGGATCGTAAGCTTCCGTTAATCTATTAGTAAATCCATTACTTCCAGCTTTACGGATAGTACTTTTGCTTGCAGATTGCATCGCTACCTCTTTTTACTCTACAACGAGAAACTATCACTATTGTAGTCTAATTGCAAAGAGCCTCTTCTGAGAAGACCTCCCATTGTTAAGACCATTGAATCCACAGCATCATCATGTTGGGAATGCCCAAAGTTTAAAAGCTCTTCTTCAAGCACATCCCACTTGCGGTATTTATTCCAGACTACTCGTTTCTTTTCATATAGGCCAAGCACGCCACGTAGTCTTGCTAGTTTATCGCCTTTGAAACCTTTTACAGGTGAGCAGGTTAAATTATATAGAGACCTATCTTCAAACATAATGCGCTTAAAATCACCTTCAAATGATGTTTGATAAGCAACAGCTTCAGGCCAAATAATGCATGTAGACATTGTTGGAAAGAATTGCTCATCTTCATTTTCAACAAGGATATTCCAATCAGCAAGCATCTCGCAAAGTGTATCCATCTTTTCGATATTACCCATGCTTCTGCATCTACGCTGATCGATTAAGTATATTCTGTTGTTAGAAATGCCTCCAAGTGTAAAGACAGTCCAGTCGTTCTTTTCACCTAATCCACAACTAAGGTCGATACCTACACCTAAGCAGTCATATTCATCAGGCACTTCACCTCTAACAATAAGCTCAGGCGATATACCTACATCACTTGACTGTACTGCAGTGTTTAAGTACTGATAAGCAAATGCAATGCGATTCTCAAGCTTACGTTCGTTTAAGTATTTCATTGACCAAAACTCTGGCCAGTACGAACGACTTTTACCGTGCTCGTCAGTTATGACCGCTTTTTGAACAATTTGCTTCCAATTGTTTTTAGGGACGAAGAGAGTGGCGTGTACATCGTCAAAATGGAAGCGGGTTCCCAAACAGATAGCCCTCGCTCCTTGAAACATCGTTGGTGCGATAACGTTAGACCAAGTCTGTTCCATCTCGCGGCGAATGTCTGGGTTGTTGATCGAAGCGGCAGATTTGATAGGGTCATCAATAAGCACCAATTGTGATCGTTTAGAGGTGATTGCACCTTTGAGACCTCCACACGCAATTGTGAAAGCTTCTTCACCCGCTGTATCAATCCCTGCAAACTCATAATCAATACTCCAGTATTCGTCTGAACGTCTTAGTTTACTTAATCTGACCATGGGAAAAATCTCACGGTACTTGTTACTTGTTAAAATGCCTTTAATTGTTGCTGACTTTGCACGGCTAATATCTACCATATAAGCGATGTACAGTATCCTCAACATTTGCTTGGCAGCAGCATGTCGGCCAATCATCCAAGCTGCAAACAAACCAAGGACAGTGCTTTTGGCAGATCCCCGTGGTGCAAGGATTGAAGTGTTTGGTCCTCCGATACCTATTAGACATTCGCTGTCTTCTCCTGTACATAGCTCTGCATGCCACTCCAACATATGTTTAGCTGGAGCCTTGCCCATTGCTATACAAAAATCTTGAAAGTTATCTCGAGCTTTTAACACTTCTTCACTAGGTGGCTTAATTGTGACCTTAGTAGCAGTCATTAAAGCGCTTCGTCTATAAGCTAAGGCGGCGCTTGGGATTGCCATAGGTTTTTCACGAACTTATATATAGTCTATCTTCTTTTTCTTCTTTCTGCTGCAGATTGCGCTCGTCGGCTTCTAGCACGAGCTTTAGCTTTCTGTACTTTATTTTGTTGTCTAGTGATTGCAAATGCTATTCCCATAGCTTGTGCAAAGGCTTCTGCTTCTGCTGCCCGATTATCATACATTGAAAAACCTGAACCTATAGTAGGTACAGCAGGTTTGTTTGGTCGCTTTACTGTAAGATTTCGTATGCCAGGTAGTTCTGGCATTTCTGGTAGATCTGGAATCATCCGCTTACCTCAGAGTAAAGCTTAGCCCATACAGCATTCATTGCATTATCAATAGCTTCTGAAAACTGTGGATCATCTTTAAAGATTGCTGTCATCTCACGCATCACACGATCAGCACCAGCAAGGATTAAACCACGCTTATCTGTGCTCTTGTTCATACGATCAGATGTTTCAATGTGTGACCGTAACTCTTTCTCAAGAGCAGCAAGTCGAGCACATCCATTATCACCTTTAATTTCCCCAGACGTAATAGCCATCCGTAGTTCTTGGATATCAGAGTGTAGTGCGGAAATTTCACTATTGAGAATCTCACGACGGTTAAGTTTTTTGTACTTCATCTTGACCCATCGTGACAGGTCATTAAAACTACCAGGATAACCTAAGATCCCCGAGTACACCCAGATTTCAATAATTGACGGCGTAACATCTGCAAATTCTCTGAAGTCCTCACTATCAGCTGCAGGCAATGTGTCAAGCCACTGATCAACATATGTGACATAGACTTTACTTCCTTTTGTATGTGTAGAGGTAGTCATCTTGATGCAAGCTGGTTAGCGAAGGAGTATTGATTAGCACGATCTCTAGCTGTTTCACGTGTTTGCGCTGATAAAGTTTTACGATCTTGCTCTCCTGAAGCTCCAATTTTAGCAATGTCAACATAACCTTGAGCAGCGATATTGCCCTTATCTACCTCACCTTGAGCTCCGATTTTATTAATGTCTATCCGACCTTGAGTCACAAGACCTTTTCTCTCTTGCTGTCCAGCAGTTACCATTCCTCTTCTATCTTGTTGTCCTTGTGCTGCTATTCCTTTTCTTTGCTGCTGTCCAGCAGTTACCATACCTTTTCTATCTTGTTGACCTTGAGCTCCAATTTTACTAATATCAATTCGACCTTGAGTCTGCATTCCTTTTCTCTGCTGTTGACCAGCAGTGACCATACCTCTTCTATCTTCTTGACCTTGAGCTCCGATTTTACTAATGTCTACCTGACCTTGGGTCAGGATTCCTTTCCTCTGCTGTTGACCAGCAGTGACCATACCTCTTCTATCTTCTTGACCTTGAGCTCCGATTTTACTGATATCGATTCGACCTTGAGTCTCCATACCTCTTCTATCTTGTTGTCCTTGTGCTGCTATTCCTTGCCTCTGTTGCTGTCCAGCAGTTACTATACCTTTTCTCTCCT